CGTGCGCGCGAGGGCTGAAGTAGCCGTTTTCCTTGCCAGGACCTTGCCAGTTCCGAGCAGGGCGCGCGTAAGTTACTGATTCTGGTGGGCGCGACAGGGATCGAACCTGTGACCCCTTCCATGTCAACGACGGCGCTATCCGTCGTTTACAGCTACTTGAGACGACCCGAGCAGCAGGTCGGCCACGTTCGAATTCAACGGGTTGGCATTCGCGCCTTGCCAGTCCCTTGCCAGCGGCAGCCAGCTCGGCGCGAGCTCGCGGAGCATGCGCTCGATCCCATCCCGGGCGGCGCCCATGAAGTCCGGCCGCGCGTGGGCGTAGCGCTCGGTCATCGTGCCGCCGAACCGGTGCGCGAGGAGCGCGGAGACGTCGGCCTCCGGCACCCCGTGCGCGCGCAGCCAGGTGGCCGTGTACTTCCGGATCCGATACCCCGAGCCCGCCACGCCGGCGCGGTCGCAGATCCGCTGCAGTTTCTTCTTCCACTCGCGGATCGGCCGGACCGTCTTCGTGTGCTTCTCTGAACGCAGCACGGGTCCGATAGAGCGGCGCGCCTCGAGGTAGTCCCGCAGGGTAGGGGCGACCGGCGCGATCGCCCGGCGCTTCTTTGTGATGCGTCGGCCGGGCACCCGGAAGTCGATCACCGTCGGCACGACGCGATCCCACGTCAGGTCCGGCACTGCGCCCGGGCGGCAGGCGGTCGCGAGGCAGATCAGCACGAGCAGCCGCTCGCCCTCAGTCTGGCAGGCCTCCAGCACCGCGCGCATTTCCTCGAACGTGAACGGGTCGACGCCGGCCGTTTCCTCGGCCTCGGGCCGTGCGAGGGGCTTCGTGTCCGGCAGCTCGCCGAGGTCGGCCGCGCGCTTCAGGGCGGACCGGATCACGCCCATGTAGCGGGCGATCGTGCCGGCGCTGCAGCCGAACGCCCGCAGCTGCTCGATGAACCACAGCTGCTTCGCGCGATCGAAGCCGGCAACGGTGACGCCGGGCAGGTGCTCGTTGACGTGCGCCAGGGCGTAGCGGATCGGGTCTCGGGACGTCCGGCTCTTCCCGTGGTGCTGCCAGTAGCGCGACAGCACGAGCTGAACGGTTACGAGGTCGGGTCGCTGGTCGCGGGGGCGGTCGAGTTCGAGGACGAGTTTCGCGCGCGCCGTCTCAGCTTCGGCGCGATCGCGCGTGCGAGCAGATCGGCGGCGTGGGCGTCCAGATTCGTCGGTCCAGCAGACGTAGTAGGTGCCGGGGCGGTCGGGGAAGTCGTTTCGCAGGTAGAAGCGCACGCGGTCACCTGGACGTAGCGGGCCAGCTGGTCTTCCCGGATTTTGACCACTCGGCCGATCCGGATAAAGCCAAGCCGGCCCCGGCGGCGCTCCCGGGCAACCGTCTCAGGGTCGCAGCCGAGGTAATGGGCCGCTTCGGCGTCCGTGTACAGCTTCGGCAGGACGGTAATCCCCGTCACCGCACCACCTCGATCACGTCCCCTGGCGTCAGGGCAGCGGCCCGATCGCGGTCCTCGAGGCCGAACCGCAGGACGACGGACACGGTGCCCCGCCGCATGACGGAGACTTTCGACACGACCGCGCGGAGCCCGTCGTCGCTCTTGGCGTGGTGATCGGTGCGGCACTTCGGGCTGCAGAACTTCGCCCACCGCTTGCGCGGGACGAACGCAGAGCCGCAGTGCGCGCAGGGCTGCCCGTTGGCGCCACCTTGCAGGGGATCGCGGCGCGGCGCGGCCCCTGATGCATCGGAGCGGCTCAAGTGCGCGCCTCCTTGCCTGCATCGCGCGCGGCGTTGATCCGCGCCATCTGCTCGTCACTTCCGCCGCGGTCCGGGTGATGCTTCATCGCGAGCCGCCGGTGCGCGTCTTCGATCTGGTCGGCCGTCGCCTCACGCGGGACGCCGAGCACCTGCCACCACTGTTCCGGTGCCGGCAGGGCGACGAACCCGGTGAACGCCCGATCGAGGATCTCTGCGCCGCCATGCCGCTCGATCGCGCGCATGGCGTCGAGCGTCGCCGCGATTGCCGCCAGGTTGTCGGCGACGCGGTCGTAGCGGTCGATCGCCATGCAGCGGCGCTGTTTCCCGTCCATCCAGTACACGGCGACGCCCGGGTCGTCCGGCTGGCGGGCGCGGGGGTCCGGAAGTCCATCGCGGCGCGTCGGCAGGTTCGACGAGATCACTACGCGATGCCGCTGGATGCCCATGCGCCCGAGCTCGTCGAGCACGCGGTTCAGCGCGGCCGATGCCGAGATCGCCTCGCGCTGCGACCACGTCGACTCGCCGGTTCCCCGCTGCGCGAGCTTCCCGAACTTCGCGCGCGTGCGCCGGTAGCGGTCGGTCCGGCGCCAGCCGTCCGGCCAGGCGAGGGGGTAGGCTTCGATCGCTTCGAGGCTCACGACGGCACCTCTGGCATGTGCGCCCAGTGCGTGACGCCGCGGACCGGTGCCGCGTCGTCGGCCATCCACTCGTCGCCGTCGTGCCAGCCGAGCCAGCACTCGCCGTCCTTCGCCAGCAGCACGAGCGCCTCGTCGTCCGGCAGCCGATCGGCGCAGGCGATCCACTCGACCGTCGTCTTCATGCGACCAACCTCAGCACTTCCTCGCGGACCTCGTTCAGCCCGACGCCCGGCAGCAGGTGCTCGACGGCCGCGTCGCAGGCGCGGCGGTAGAACGCTTCGAATTCCTCGGCGTTCATTTCCGACAGCTTCAGCGAGCGCGGAATCTGGAAGAGCTCCCCGGTCGCGGGCGACATCACGGTGTCGCAGTGGCCGGTGAGGATGCGCAGCACCTGGTCGACCTGCTCGCTCGTGCGCAGCTGCTCGTGATGGTCGGCGACCATCTGGCACAGCACGAAGTAGCGGGCGTGCAGCTTCATGTTCCGCGGCCGGTTCAGGGTGACGCGCACGCGCTGGCCGACCTCGATCTTCCCGAGCGCGCGGGCCGTGTCGGCATCCGCGGCGACGAGGCCGACGGCGGAGCGGCGGAGGTGCAGCGTCGTCATGCGACGTGCCTCCACGCCCGGCGGCGCGCGATCAGGCCGATCAGGCAGTCGGACACGCCGTAGTCTGCGGCGACCCATCGCTTCGCCTCGCCAGTTGCGATGCGTGCACGGATCACGGGGATGTCGGCTTCCGTCAGCTTCGCGGCCGGGTGCGCCGATCCTCGCTTCTGATGGGTTCGCGAGAGCCGGTTCTTGCGAGCAGCGTCCCGAAGGTTGTCAGCACGCGTTCCTAGGAACAGGTGTGCCGGATTCACGCAGGCCCGAACGTCGCAGGTGTGGCATACGTCCATGCCTGGCGGGATCGGCCCGTTGAAGATCCGGAATGCGAGGCGGTGCGCGAGCTCATTCCGGCCGCCGCCGTGGCCGTACTGCCCGTAGCCGTTTCGGTACTTGGCACGCAGCCACGGCCAGCACTCCGTCGCAGATCCAACGCGCGCTGAGGCCAGCAGTCTTTGTCGCTGCCGGGCGAGATCCGTCATGCGGCGGCCCTCAGCTGACGGAGCGCACCCGCTTCGCGGGCAACCTCGGCCAAGAACTGATCCACCAGCCCCTCGTGACGATCCAGCTCAGCGGCGACGCTCGAAGCGAGCGTCCGGACGCGGAAAAGCCGTAGCCCCTCGGGAAGGCGCGGATCGTAGGAGACGAACTCATGGAACTCGGCGCCCGAGGCCCAGAGCTCGTGCAGCACCTGGGGCCGGTAGTCCGCCGGCAGGATCCCGTCGCGGATGTAGCCGATGTGCGTCGCGCTCTTCGGGCACTTCAGCTGCAGCACGCCGCGGATTCGCTCGCCGTCGAGCACGAGCCCGTCCGGCGAGAAGCCGGCCGGCCGGTCGAGCCGCTCGACGAAGCCGACGTGCTCGAGCAGCTCGCCGGTCGCGGCCTCGACGGCGGCGCAGCCTTCCGGCTCCAGGTCGATCCCGCGCTGCATGTCCTTCGATACGAAGCCGTCGGTGTCGATCGGCTGCCCGGTGATCGACTCGATCGCGAGAGCGATACGCAGGTCGCGCCGGGCCGCCGGCTCGCCGCCGCTCTTCAGCTTCGCGTACAGGGCGTCAGCGACGGACGCGGTCAGCTTGCCGGCCCGGAGGGCGAACCACTCCTGCGTCCGTTGTTCGATGCGGTGTATGCGGATCACGGCCAGACCTCCGTGGCGGGGGCGGGGAGCGCGAGCAACTCGGACTTCCGTTCGTCGAGCCGCGACAGTTCGGCGGAGAACTTCGCGACGACCTCGGCACGTTCGGCGTCGATCGCGCGGATCGACTCGGCGATCACGTCGTCGCGCTTCGCGGGCGGGAACGTGACATCGACGTACTCCGTCAGGCGGACGTGCTCGCCGTCGGTCGCCTGGTAGCCGTCGGAGGCGGCGACGGTGAGGTAGTCGTACTTCGGCCGGTGGAACACGGCGATCCGCATCGTGCGCGGCTCAAGGGTGAAGGTGCTCACTGCTGCTCCCCCTTCGCGCGGGCCTTCTGCGTGTCCCACCATTCGCGGTGGTGCTTCAGGATCAGCGCGCGCGTCGGCTCCGTGAGGCCGCGCCAGACGTTGCTGATCTCGTCCCACGACGACGCCTCGGTGATCGCCGTCTTCACGTCGGCCGGGATCGGCGGCGCCTCGCGGGTGTGGCTGCCGATCCCGGCGCCGCGGCCGTCGTCGTCCGCCTCGCGCATGTCGGCCGTCGTGAGGCCGGTCACCGCGAGCAACGTATACCGCTGCAAATAAGTTACCGCCGAGCCGAGCGCCTGGATGTTGTTCTTCGAGCCGGAGTCGTCGCGGCTCGCGGACATCGCGACCGACTCGCTGTGCCCGTCCGAATGCGTCAGGACGCACGTCACCCGGATCTGCCCGCCGTCGACCTGCTCGACGTTCCAGCGGTGCGACAGGCCGTGCGGCGCGAGCGCGGCGGTGATCTTGTTCGTGACCTCGTCGTGCGTCGCGTGGGTGTAGGACGTGCCGGCGGCGCCGTTCCGCCCGGGGTAGCTGACCTGCTTGTTCTTCACGATCGTCGGCGGGTTCGCCTTGAACGCGGCCATCGCGGCGACAAACGCCTTGCGGGCCTCGTTCGCCTCCCAGCGATCGCGCACGTCGAGCAGCTGCTGCAGCTTCGACGCGTCGAACTGCGGGTCGCTGACCGCGCGCTCGATGAGGCGCATCAGCGAGTTCGCGCTGGCTTCGCCGGCGCTGACGATCTGGGCCGGGGCGGTCTGCCGGCGCTCCTGCGTCACGAGTTCCTGCATGGTGATCACTCCCCGTCGTGGTTAGAGAACGTGCTCGTCGAAGTACCGGCGCTGCACGCACGAGTGATGCGGCTCCGGCAGAATCTCGGACTCGATGCGGCGGGCCATCGGCCGGCGCGGCCAGCGGCGGCGCACGAGCGGGCGCATGGTCCGGCGGTCGGCGTAGCGGCCGAGCAGCACGACGGCGAGGCCGGTCAGAAAGCCGAGCAGGCGCACGGTCAGGCCCGCCCGGCGCGCGGTGCGAACACCGAGGCGACGCCGAAGTAGCTTTCGTCCGTCTCGCGGCGCGGCTCGCGCTCGGCGGGCTCCCGCTCGACCGGCTCCGCGATCGCCGACACCAGCGAGGCGCAGTGGTCGATGCACGCGTCCAGCCGGCCGTGCAGGTACGCCTCGCGGATCAGCGACTCGACATACGGCAGCTGCGCCGTCGTGATCGACGCCGCTCCGCCGACCGCGTCGGCGAACTTCTGGTGCTGGGCGATGGCCTGCGCGGCGTGGCGCTCGGCGTGCTTGAGGGCTTCGGACATTTCGCGCTCCCCGGTCGAACCTCGACCGTGAGCGCTAGTTAACCACAGTTCACCTTAGCGTGCAACTGAAGTTAACTTCACGAGCGCAGCGCCGCGTGGCGGTGCGAAATCGCAAGTTCTAGGTGTTATCGACCTCGGGCGAGGCCGGCTGCCACTGGCGGAGGCGGTCGTACAGGAACACGGCCACCGCAACCTGCGCGCCGCCGAGAAGCACGAACAGGAAATCCGCCGCGAAAAGCGCGGCGATCGCGCGCAGAGCGCCGGTGATCATCCAGACGATCATCAGCGCCATGCCGATCCCGCGGAGGCCTTTCATGCGAGTTCCCCGGGCCTGATCTCCGCGGGTTCTTGACGCCTGGTGCGCGGCTTCTTCTGGCGCTTCTGCGCGGCCACGGCCATCAGGATCACGTCGCGCAGGGTGGAGCGTAGCGGCTCGTCGAGCTTCTGCCACTCTCGCCCGAGCTCGGCTGCCTCGAGCGTGACGCCTTCCAACCCGTAAAGCGTCTGCGTCTCGGGCAGCCCAGCGCTGTCCACACGCATCGCGCCCTGGCCGTCTGAAAGCCACTCGGGGCGCACCTTGCACAGCCGAGCGATGGCGAACAGGTGGTCCGCCTTGATCTTCGGGACCGTGTCGGCGTTGAACCACTTGGTTACCGCCGCCTTGGAAACCTGCGCGGCCTCGGCAAGATCGACCCGCCGGATGGCTGGCCGTCCCTGATACGGCTTCATCGCTTCCAGCAATCGGTCCCGCAGGGTCTCCCGCATGCAACCGAGGTTAACAATGTTGCAGTGAACCCCAGTTGCATTCGTGGGTGAACTATAGTTAACTCGCTGGCCATGCGTACACAGCAGGCGATCGAGCATTTCGGGTCCCCCTCGGCAATCGCTGCCGCGCTCGGCATCAGCCGGCCGGCGGTGTCGAAGTGGGGCGACACGGTTCCATACGCGAGCGCCAGGCGGCTCGAGCAGCTGTCTGGCGGCGCGCTCGCCCTCGACGAATCCTTGTACGACGTTCACCTGCGCCCCCTGCGCCCCGCGACCGAAAGCCGGGCGTCCTGACCATGAGCCTCGAGCGCAAGGACGTCCGCTTCAAGCTGGACCCCGAGGTGCACGCCGACCTCGCCGATCTGTGCGACGTCGACGGGTTGGAGCTCGCTGAGTTCTGCGAGCGGGTCGTGACCGAAGCGGTGCGGAGCCGAGTACATGCGGCGACCGTACTCGCGGCCCGTGTGGCACGTCGGGGAAAAACCGGGAGCGCCCGGGAGTGCGATCCCGCGCCGGGTGATTCGGGGCGGGAGCTTCCCTTCGCGGTGCGCCGTTAGATGGCGCAAAACCCGCAATTCGCACCGTCGAACCGTGCTGCGTCTAGCTTGGCGCAGGACGATTCCTACAGCCGTCCCGAGCGCAGCGCGCAGCCCGCCACCGTCTACGCCGAGATCCGCGCGGAACGTGAGCGCGCCGATCGACGCCGCGCCGCGATCCGCGGGGCCGAGCAGCAGAAGCGGGCGGCCCTCCGCGCCGAGCTGAAGACCGACGGCGTCGCGCACGGCCGCGTCGGGCTCGCGTGGCCGTCCGTGCCGCGGAGGGGTGGGGCGTGAACTACTTCGAGTTCCATATCGGCGACTACGCCGCGGCGACGCAGCACCTGTCGGACGAGGAGGATCTCGTCTACCGGCGCCTGCTCGACGCGTACTACCGCGACGAGCGGCCGATCCCCTCCGATCTCCGTCTGGCGTGCCGACTCGCGAGAGCCCGCACCGACGCCATGCGGGAGGCTGTCGAAGTCGTCCTCCGCGAGTTCTTCGTGCTGGCCGAAGACGGCTGGCGGAGCAAGCGCGCGGATGAGGTGATCGCGCGGCATCACGCATTCATGGAGCGACAGCGTGCCAACGGCCGAAAGACGGCCGAGAAGCGGTGGGGTAGCCAGAGCGTAGCCACTGCTACCGAATATGTAGCCGCGGCTACGCCACCGCTACCAAATTCGGTAACTGTGGGGTTGCCTCCCACTTCCCACTTCCCACTTCCCACTACCCAAGATGGTTCTAACGAACCATCTGGAAAGACAGCGCGCTCTCGCGCGCCGGTGCTGCTGACCCCGCAGTTCGATCCCTCGATCGTTCCCGGACTGGACCTCGCTGCGTGGCACGACTGGGTTGCCTACCGCGCCAAGCGCAAGCCCGCGATCAAGGCCGTCTCGATGCCAGCGGCGGCACGCGAGATGGCGAAGTTGGGCCCGCTGCAGCGCGCGGCCGTCGATCACTCCATCGCGAACGGATACCAGGGGCTGATCGCCCCGAAGGACGGCCCCAATGGGCGACGAATCGAAGTTCCCCGACCGACCCGGTATGAGCAGCTCACCGCAGGGCTCGATCGACAGATCGCTGCGGACCAGGAAGCTCTGGCGGTCAATGGCGGACCTGTTCGGGGCGCGCTGGCTGGAGACGTACGGCCCCGAGCCGTCGCCGCTCTGGCAGAACCAGGTCGAGGCGCTTACCGACGCGCAGGTGAAGCAGGCGCTGCAGACGATCCTCAAGGCGGGTTCGACGCACCCGCCATCGCTTCCTGAGTTCCTCGCGTACGCGCGCTCGGCGCGGCCAACGCCGCCGCCGCGCGAGGAGGCGATCTGCTCGCCCGCAGAGATCGCGATCAACCGGTGGTTCGTGCACCGGTCGCTGCGGCTGCGGTTTGTCGGCATGAACTACGACGATCACTTCCGGCTTCGTCGCGAGGTGCTCGCGCTTGCCGAGCAGCTCGTGCCGCACATGGACGCGACGGACCAGGCCGACGTCGCTGCCGCCTTCGACGTCGTCGCCGAGCGCATCTACCCGGAACGCTGCGCGCGCGAGTGGCTCGCGGATCCGGCGATCACGCTCGAATCGCTGCGCCACAACGCGCCACACGGTGGCCCGGCGCTGCTCCGTCACGGCCGGTCAGCGCACTACGGACAGCGCCGGAGCGATGTCGCATGAGCGCGATCGACACGATCAGCACGTTCGACGTGATCACCGACACGCACGCGATCGAGACGAAGTGCCGCGGCGAGGGCCCGCTGACGTTCGCGGCCTGGCGCCGCGGCGACCTCGAGCGCCAGGTGCGCGCGGTGCACCTCGGCAACTTCGACACGCGCGAGGCGGCCGAGGCCGCGTGCCGCGCCGACCAGAATCGTTCCTGCCTCCAGGCCACCGTGAGCAACGGAGCCAGTCCCCCCGCCGCCGACGGTGCCCCCCACCGGACGGACGACGGCGCACGGACCGAGATCCGCGCGCGAGACAGCGGTTTGAACCACACCCCCACGAAGGAGCCCGCCACATGCTGAAGATCGGCCGCCGCACCGCCATGGTCGGAACTGGAATTCCGAGCCGCACCGAGAAGCACGGCGACGAGAACGTCACCGCACTCGACATCCCCCTCGGCGCGATCACCCTCGCCCCGACGACGCTGGAGGAGCTGCTGCCCGGCGCGTCCGAGCGGCTGTTCGACTCGCAGAAGAACCCCGTCTTCACGCGGCTGAAGGCGTTCCGCCTGCGCGAGAAGATCGAGTCGGCCCGGGTGACGCTGTGGCTCGGGCTCGACCCGACCGAGCTCGTGTTTGCGGACGTGAAGCTCACGAAGGGCGACATCACGCCGACCCACGGCGGCGGCGCGGATCTGTCGCTGACCGTCCAGGTGACGCCGGACCTCGACGAGTCGATCGCGCTGCTGCTGGGGCATCTGAACCAGCAGGTCGAAGTCGAGATCGAGGCGCAGCACTACGGCTCGCAGGGCGAGCTCGAACTGCCGCAGCGGGAAGCGGCGTAGCCGTGCCGCAGCACCGCAGCAACAAGGGACCCCGGACCGTCGCGGCTCACCGCTACGAGCCGTGGTTCTGGCCGCACGTGAAGCGGCAGCGCCGGCGCGACGAGATTGCGACGGCCAGCCGCCGGAGGAACCGCAAGTGAACCGTATCCTCGGAGTCGACCCGGGCCTCGGCGGCGCGTTCGCGCTGATCGGTCCGGACGGCACGCTCGTCGAAGACCTGCCGGTGATCCGCGACGGCAAGCTCGCGTGGATCGACGCCGGCGCCCTGGAGCACCAGCTGCGGCTGATCGGCTGCGGCGAGGGAACGACCGCCTACGTCGAGCGCGTGCACGCGATGCCGAAGAACGGCTGCGTCGGCGCGTTCTCGCAGGGGCTCACGCTCGGCAGCATCCTCGCGGCGCTGCAGGTCGTCGGCGTGGCGATCCGGCTGATCCCGCCGCAGACGTGGAAGCGGCATCACGGGCTGCTCGGCACGGCCGGCGACAAGCTGACCGACCGGGAGCGGAAGCAGCGGTCGCTCGACCGCGCGCGGCTGCTGTTCCCCAATTTGCGGCTGGACCGAGTGCGGGACCACGGCCGCGGCGAGGCGCTGTTGATCGCCGCCTACGGGCAGCAGCAGCAGCCGGCCCCGCCGCGCGCAGTGATGGACGACTTCGGCGAAGTCGTGAGGTACGGCACATGAAGCACACTCGGAAACTCGACGACGCCAAGCGCGCGGAGGCCCTCGAGCGGATCCGTCGCGGCGAGAAGTTCCGCACGATCGGCTGGGAGCTCGGCGTCAGCGAGTCGCTCCTCTGCCGGATGGCGCGCGCGAACGGCATCGCCCGTCGGCCGCAGTACAGCCGCCGGCCCAAGGCGCCCGCATGAGCCGCAAGCCGCTCCGGTTCCAGACCCCCGACGACTGGCTCGCCTACATCGTCCACCTGCGCCGGGTCCGGCTCCGTGCCTGCCTGCGCGCGCTAGGAGTATCCACACCATGAACGACGACTTCCTGGACCACGAGAACCCGGGCAGCCCCTGGTGGCTCGGCGCGGGGCTGCTGGCCGTGGCGTTCACGGCCGGCATATTGCTCGGGAGCCTCCTGTGAGCATGGCCAAGTCGAAGGCGCTGAACGACGCCGAGCACCGGCTGCGCGAGGCGGCGGAGGCCGCGTGCGTCGTGCTCGGGCTCGACCCGAAGGCAACCGTCTGGGGCGGCGGGCTGCCGGGCTCGTTCGCGTCCAAGGTGCTGATGCTCGCCGCTGTACCGCCCGCTTCGGAGTCGTCGAACATGATGCGGCGGCACCTGATGGAGTTCATGCCCGAGCTGCCGGCGACGCGCGAGTGCGAGGCGCGCCACGAGGGGCCAAACCCGCGAAAGGCGTCGAAGCGCAAGATCGCGCCCGTCGACGGCTGAAGTAGCGGGAGGGCATGCCGTCGTGAAGTCGAATCCGAACCGTGGATCGAAGCCCGGCGAGCGTCGGGGCGGTCGCAAGAAGGGCACGCCGAACAAGGTCAGCGGAGACCTCCGGGCGATGGTGCTGGGCGCGCTGGACCGCGTCGGCGGACAGACGTACCTCGAGCAGCAGGCGCGCGAGAACCCGCAGGCGTTCATGACGATGGTTGGCCGCTGCCTGCCGAAGCAGGTCAACCTCGGCGGGGATCTGTCGCTGACGCTCGAGCTGGTGAGCCCGAAGAACCGTGAAGCTCGCGATCCGGTATGAGGCGCCTGGCGCGGTGGCGCAGGCGTTCCTCGACAGCAGCGCGTTCGTCCGAGGCATCCGCGGCCCGTTCGGATCGGGCAAGTCGACGGTGTGCTGCGTCGACATCATCCGGCGCGCGCTGGCGCAGCGACCGGGGCCGGACGGGAAGCGGCGATCCCGGTGGGCGATCGTCCGCAACACCTACCCGGAGCTGAAGACCACGACGATCAAGACCTGGCACGGCATCGTGCCGGAGCACGCCGGGCGCTGGATCGACAGCGGCCCGCCGCGGCACATCCTGATCGGCGACGACTTCGAGATCGAGATATGGTTCCTCGCGCTCGACTCGCCCGAGGACGTGAAGAAACTGCTCTCGATGGATCTGACGGGCGCGTGGATCAACGAGGCGCGCGAGGTGCCGAAGTCCATCCTCGACGGGCTGACGGCGCGCGTGGGCCGCTACCCCGGGCAGGCGCAAGGCGGCCCCAGCTGGTTCGGTGTGATCATGGACACCAACCCGCCGGACACCGATCACTGGTGGTACCGGCTCGCCGAGGAATCGACGCCGGACGACTTCGCGTTCTTCGCGCAGCCGTCTGGCCTGGCGCCGACTGCGGAGAACCGCGAGAACCTGCCGGCCGGGTACTACGAGCGGCTGTGCTCGGGTAAGTCCGAGGACTGGATCAAGGTCTACGTCCGCGGCGAGTACGGGTTCCTGCAGGACGGCCGGCCGGTCTATCCCGAGTATCGCGACGGCACGCACTACCGCGCCGAGCTGCCGCTGCTGCGCGGCGTGCCGCTGCGGATCGGGCTCGACTTCGGGCTGACGCCGGCGGCGGCGATCGGGCAGCGCACGATCGTCGGGGGCTGGCGCTGGATCGACGAGCTCGTGACCGAGCACATGGGGGCGCGCCGGTTCGCCGAGCAGCTCGCGCAGAAGCTCCGCGAGAAGTACGAGGGATGCCGGATCGGTTCGATCACGGGCGACCCGGCGGGCAACCAGCCGCTCGGCGACGACGAGGAGAAGACGGTCTTCAAGGTCATCGCGGCGGCGGGAATCGAAGCGAAAGCCGCGGAGACGAACGACTGGACGCCCCGCCGTGAGGTCGTCGCGAAAGCGCTCGGCAGCATCGTCGACGGCGATCCCGCGTTCCTCATCGGACCCGGTGCGCCGACGCTGCGGAAGGCGATGATGGGCGGGTACCACTACCGCCGGCTGCAGCTGGTCGGCGAGGAGCGGTACCAGGACAAGCCGAACAAGAACCGGTTCTCGCACATCGCCGAGGCGTGCCAGTACGCGATGCTCGGCGCTGGTGAAGCGACCGGCGTGCTGCGCGCGGAGTCGACGCGTCGCGGTCCAGTGCGGGTGGTTGACGACTACCAGCCGTTCGGCTGAGGGCTTGCACACTCGGCTGCGGCGTCTACCGTCGCGCGCATGTCCGCGATGTTCCGTCGTCCCAAAGTCAGCGTTCCCCAGGCGCCCGAGCCGGCGCCGGTTCCGACGATCGACGACGCGGCGCGCAATCTGACGGAGACGCGCCGCATCCGCGCGCGGCGCGGTATGGCGGGCAACGTGATGACCGGGCCGATGGGGCTGGCGGTCCCCGCGCAGAACCTCGGCCAGAAGACGCTCACCGGAGGCTGAAGGGATGGCGCTGTTCGTCACGCAGTTTCGCTCGCTGTCCCGGCTGCCGACGTTCCAGGGCGGCCCGCCGGGCCCGGCGCTGCAGGCGCCCGCGATCCGCACCGACGTCTACACGCCCGGTGCCGGCAACGCGCAGTCGGCCGCGTTCGATCCGGCGTGCGCGTTCATCCGGGTGCACACCGACGCCGCGGTGAAGATCGCGATCGGCGCGAACCCGGACGCGACCGCGGCGACGGAAGGCTTCCGCATGTCGGCCGGCCAGACGGAGACGTTCGGCGTCGCGCCCGGCCACCTGATCGCCTACGCGACGACGACCTGAGGCCGCACGCATGAACGTCTCGATGGTCACCCCCGACGTGCTCTCCGTGGCGGTCACGCTGCTGAAGATCATCACCGACCCGAAGGCGGCGAAGCAACTGCTCGCGGACATCGAGAAGGCGACGCACGACCACAACAACGCGTTGGCGGCGGCGCAGCTGGAAGGCCGCAACGCGGCGTCGACGCTGGCGACGATCGTGGACCGGACGGCGACGCTGGACGCGCGCGAGGCGGCGCTGGCGGCGGCCGAGCGGGCGGCCGCCGAGAAGCAGGCCGCGGCCGATGCCGGGGCAGCCGAGACCGCGGCGGCGCGCGAGAAGTTCGACCGCGAGAAGCGGATCTTTGTCGACGGCCAGGCGGCCCGGGCACGGGCGCTCGACGAGCGCGAGGCGGCGCTGGCCGCGGTTCAGGCGTCGGTCGACGCGCGCGAGGCGGCGGTCGCGGAGCGCGAGGCCAAGGTCTCCGACCGCGAAGCCCGGATCCGCGCGGCGGTGGAGGCGTAACCCGTGAGCATGGGAAACACCTTCGAGGCGGCGCTGCTGTCGCTGATCTTCGAGAACGCGAACATCGCGAACCTCGGCGACGCGACCGGCGTGCGGGGCTCGACGGTGGCCGGCACGCTGGAAGTCGCGCTGCACTCGTCGGACCCCGGTGAGGCCGGGACGATGTCGACGAACGAGATCGCCTATACGGGCTACGCCCGGGCGACGGTCGCGCGCTCTACTGCCGGCTGGACGGTCACGGGCACGGCGCCGACGCAGGTCGCGAACGACGCCGAGGTGGCGTTCCCGGCGTGCACCGGCGGCTCGGCGACCGCGTCGCACTTCAGCGTCGGTTACAACGGAATCATCGTGGTCTCGGGCTCGCTGACGGCGAACCTGTCGATCTCGAACGGCATCACGCCCCGGTTCGCGGCGGGCCAGCTCGTCGCGACCGCCGACTAGGAGACCCCCGTATGCGTCTCGTTCATCCGCGTGCCGCACTGGGCGCGCTGCTCGCGCTCGCGCTGTTCCTGTGCGTCAGCGTGGCGTTCGCTGGCTCGGTCACGCTCACCTGGTCGAACCCGACCACGCGCACGGACGGGTCGCCCGTCACGGTCGCGCAGGTCAAGGTGTATCGGGGCGCGACGTGCTCGACGCAGACCGCGCTCGCGACGATCCCGGCGGCGACCACGTACACCGACACGAACGTCGCGGCGGGCTCGTACTGCTACGCGGTGTCGGCGCTGGACGCGGGCGGGCTCGAATCGGCGAAGTCGGTCACGACGACGGCGGTCGTGCCGGTCGCGCCGCCGAACCCGCCGGCCGGGCTGACGGTGACCGCGGTCGTGGCGGGCCTGAACATGGCCCCCGCGTACCGCATCAACGCCGACGGTTCGCGCGGGTCCGCGGTGCTCGGGTTCGTGCCGACGGGGACCGCGTGCACGGGCTCGCCGGTCTACTCGTATCGCGGCGTGACCTATGCGCGCGTCGATCCGGCGAGGGTGAAGTGGTGGGGTACGTCGCCGACCCCGAACGTCGCGGCGCCCTGCAAGGCGGCCTGACGTGCCACGCCGCGCACCTCACGCAAAGGTGTGCGCGCTGTGCGACGCCGCGTTTGTCGCGCGACACGGCCGGACGATGTACTGCGACCGCTGCCGGTTCGGAACACTGCGACCCGAGTTCCGGGCGCAACTCGTGCGCGAGAAGCGCGCGCGTTACGGGTAGGAGAGGACGATGGCATTTCCAAGCGCAGTCGGGACGAAGTCGGATTCGCTCGCCGACGCATGGGAGCGAGCCCGCTCCGTGGCAGGCGCGGTCAAGCAGGGCGCGCAGACGCTCGTAGCGCTGTCCAACGCCGGCCCGGTCGGCGCGGCGCAGATCATCCGCTTCTGCGCCGACCTCGCGGACGCGCGCGACCTGTTCACGCGACTCGCGGCCGTGCCCGGGCTCGGTGCCTACGCGCAGGAGCAGATCGCGAATCCGTCGCTGAACATCGCGACCGAGTTCACCGCCATGGCGACCGCGATCGACAACGCCCGGTCGTGGATCGTGACCAACTTCCCGAAGGACGCGAGCGGCTACCTGCTGGCCATGCAGTTCGACGCCAACGGCCGCACGAACGAGCGGCTGTTCGATACGGCCAGCCTTGCGCAGCTGCGAACGCAACTCACGGCGCTGATCGCGACGATCGACTGAGGGTGGGCCGTGGCCGCGCCTACCTTCGTCACCACCGCCGCGACGGTATATAACGACGCGGCCTCGCCGAAAGCAGTCACCGGCTTCACGGTGGCGGTCGGCGACATCATCATCGCCAAGGCCAGCGCCGAGAACGGCGACACGTCGTTTCCGAACCTGCCGAGCGGCAGCGGAACGGCGACAATCAGCGCGTTCACCGCGCTGGCGAACCTCCTCGGAACGGGCGGCGCTTCGGACGGCGATAAGCCGCGCACTGCGATCTGGTGGGCAGAGGTCACGTCGGTTGCAGGCGGCACGTCGGCTGGCGTTAGCCTTTCTGCCTCAGGGACGGCTCATTGGGGCTTCCGCGCCGAAGTGTGGCGCGACTCCGACGGCGTCGGCACCGTCTTCTCCGGCAGCGCCGACGGCTCCGCGCCGAGCGTTACGGCCAGCACCGCGCAGGCCGATAGCGCGATCACTTGGCAGAACAACGACTGGAACGCGCTGGACGGTGCATCGCGCGTGTACCGCGAGTCCACGGCCGGCACCTTCACCGAGGAAACCTACTACTACGACAGCGCGCGCTACACCGTCTACGGCGGCTATCACGCCAACGCCGGCGCCGCGGGATCAAAGACCATCGGCCTATCCGCGCCGGGCAGTCAGCGGTGGGCGCTGGTTGGCGTCGAGGTTAAGGGCACCGCAAGCGCGACCGCGACGGTCGATCAATCCACGTTCCGCTGGGGCGAGGACGACGGCAGCGAGTCGGCGCACACGTGGGCGGCGGCCGAGTCGACCAACATCACCGCGGCGAAGGAGCTGACGAAGCTCATCCGCCTGCAGTTGAACGGCACGGGCGACCCGGCCTCGACCGCGTTCAAGCTGCAGTACAGCAAGAATTCGGGCGCATGGACCGACGTCACGGTCGATTTGCCGGAGGACATCGGAACCGCCAGTTACAACGCGCGCGGCGCGGCGGCGAACGTCACGACGAGCAGCGGCTCGCTCAACGTCAACTATCCGTCGATGACGGGCGCGACCTCGGCGACGGCGCTGTACCTCGTCGTGACCGGCCGCCACAACACGGCGAACACGGCGTTCACGGTCCCGTCGGGGTGGACGCTGGTCGATGAACTGGAGGGCGGGACCGGAACGTGGGCCGCCGACGCAGGTACACGCCGCGCGGCCGTCTACCGCAAGGACACGGTCACCGGATCCGAGTCGGGCACGATTGCGGTCAGCATCGGCGGCACGACGGCGAGCACCGTCTACGCCTCCATCGTCCGTGTCGATCCGCCCGCCGGGTACGTGATCCAGCAGACCGCGACCGACGGGGCGGACACCAGTGCAGGCACGGCCGTCTCGATCACGGCGGGCGGCACGCTGACCTACAACGCGGGCGACCTGATTCTGGTCGCGCACGCCAGCCCGTCCGATACCGGCGGCGTGGTCGGTTCGCCGTCGCTGACTGCGACCGGGACCACGTTCGGCAGCCTGACGTCGCGCGCGAGCATCGCCGTGACCGGCGGCAACGATCACCGGCACGTGATCTATACCGCGTCGGTCACGGACGCAGGCAGCGCCGCCGCGCCGACGTTCGCGTACACGGCGTCGGGTACGAACTCTGGCAACGCCAGTGGCCCGGCGGTGTTCGTGCGTATCCGTGCGTACCGCGCGCCGAATACGAACGAAGTGAAGATCCCGGCCTCGGCGAATATTACGGCGGGCGGCGAGGCGACGACGGCGCGGCTGACGGCACCGAGCGGGAAGACGACGTCCGATTTCGATACGGGCCGGCGCTGGGACGACGAGAACGGCACCGACTCGGTCGACATCACCCTCGACGATTACACCGAGCTCGAATGGCCGGTCTACATCGGCAGCACGGCGGCGACAAACGATACGTTCGATTTCCGGGTCGCCGGGCTCGACACGTACTCGGCCACGCCGCGCTGGACGATCGCGGCGGCGAGCGGCGCGATCTCCGGCACCGGATCACTATCGCTCGGCCAGACCGGCACGCTCACGGCGACGGGTGCGCTGGCCGGCACGGGCACGATGGCGCTCGGCCAGTCGGGCACGCTGACGGGCCGCACGGCGCTGTCAGGGACGGCGACGCTGGCGCTGGGGCAGAGCGGCACGCTGACCGGCGTCGGCGCGCTGGCGGGCTCTGGGACGCTCACGGTCGGGCAGGCGGGCACGCTGGTCGCGGTAGGCGCGCTGGCGGGCACGGCGACGATCACCTTCGGGCAGACGGGCACGCTGGAGGCGGATCTGCCGCCGGGCGAACTCGTCGGCACCGCGGCGCTCTCGCTCGGCCAGAGCGGCACCCTGACGGCGACCGGCGCACTGTTCGGGACCGGCACGCTGGCGATCGGCGGCAGCGGCACGGCCGTCGCGACCGGCGCGCTCGCCGGGACCGCCACGCTGGCGATCAACGGATCGGCGACGCTCACGGGGCGCACGGCGCTGGCCGGCTCCGCGACGCTGGCGCTCGGGCAGTCCGGGACGCTGACCGGACGCACGGCGCTCGCCGGCACCGGCGCGATCGCGCTCGATGCGTCCGGCACGCTGACCGCGAACGGCAACCTGGCGGGACTGGCGAGCCTCACCTTCGGCGCGTCCGGCACGCCCGAGGGCGGCACGCCGCCGGCAGTGACCGACGTGCTCAACGGTTCGTTGCTGGTCGACCCGGGGCGGATGCTGAACCGCTGATCGGTTGCACACTCGGCTGCGTCGGTCACCCTCGCGCGTCATGGACTCCCGCGCCCGTGCCTGTCTCGACCTGATCGACCAGCTGAAGACCGAGCGCAGTCAGCTCGACGGGCTGTGGGACGACATCGCGCGCCGCGTCTGGCCGGACTACGCGGTCTTCCAGCGGGCGCACCACGTCACCCCGGAGGGTGATCGCCGCTCGTGGGAGCTGTTCGACACGACGGGCGCGGTGGCGCTCGACCGTTTCGCCTCCGCGCTGATGAAGATGACGGCGCCGAGCTCGCGGAAGTGGCACAAGCTGACCGTCAGCGACGACGACCTGGCCGAGTCCTACACCGTGAAGGCGTGGCTCGAGCAGGTGAACGCGGTGCTGTTCCGGCGCCGGTACGCGAAGCAGTCCAACTTCGCCAGCCAGTACCTCGAGTGCTGCAAGACGATCGGCGCATTCGGGCCGATGGCGACGCTGGTCGATGAGATGTACGACGGGCGCTCGGGGCAGTTCTTCAACCGCTACAAGGCGCTGCATCTCACGACGACGTACTTCACGGAGGACGCGTGGGGCCGGGTGAACGGCTTCGCGCGCACGCTGCAGTACACGGCCGAGCAGTGCGCGGAGCGGTTCGGGTTGGACGCGCTGCCGCAGAAGATGCGCGCCGCGGCGCAGTCGCTGAACCAGTCCGAGCGGCTGCGGAAGTGGGAGATCGTGCACTGCGTGCAGCCGAAGGGTGTCGTGGCGGACGGCGACTGGACGTTCGAATCGCTGTACGTCGCGCGCGAGGCGCAGGCGGTGCTGCAGGAGGGCGGCTACCGCACGCTGCCGATCGCGGCGGCGAGGTTCTCGACGATGCCTGGCGAGAAGTACGGCCGGTCTCCCGCGATGCTGGTGCTGCCGTCCCTGAAGATGCTTCAGGAGATGAAGAAGACGTGGCTGCGGGCATCGCACAAGGCCGTCGACCCGCCGCTGCTGGCGCACGACGACGGCGTGCTCTCGGTGATCAACACGGCGCCCGGGAAGCTCACGGCCGGCACCGTCACCGAGGAAGGCCGTCCGCTGGTGTTGCCGCTGCAGTCCGGGACGCGGCTGGACTACGCCGAGGCCGCACTCGCGGACGAGCGCAAGCCGATCAACGACGTGTTCCTCGTAACGCTGTTCCAGATCCTCGCGGATGAGCCGCGGCAGCAGACGGCGACCGAGGTCGTCGAGCGCGCGGCCGAGAAGGCGACGCTGCTCTCGCCGGCCGTCGAGCGGCTGCAGTCCGAGTATCACGGCACGCTGATCGAGCGCGAGGTCGATCTGGCGATCGAGGCGGGCGAGGTCCCGCCGATGCCGGACGAACTCGCCGACCGGTTCCACGAGGTCAAGGTCGAGTACCTCGGCGAGCTGAACCAGGCGCAGAAGGCCGACGAGGTCGCCGGGATCATGCGGACGGCCGAAGTCGCGCCCGCGTTCCAGGCGCTCGACCCGACCAGCGTGAAGCGGGTCAAGTGGGACAAGGCCTACGCTCGGCTCGCGGAGGGCTTCGGCGTGCCGCTGGAGTTCCTGTCGTCCGACGAGGAGATGGACGAGGCGCGCGAGCAGGACGAGCAGATGCAGGCCGCGGCCGCGCTGGTCGAAGCCGCTCCGGCCGCCGGTCAGGCCGCCGCGCAGTTCGCGAAGGCCGAGCAGCTGCGCGCGCAGACCGGCGCGGCCGGCGCGTCCCCGGGCGGCCCGCTGTTCTGACCCATGACCGACGACGACCTGACCGAGGCCGAGCGGCGCCGACGCATCGAGCTCCTCGCGCACGCCTACCGCACCGTGTTCGGCGAGTCCGGCAATCGCTCGCGCGAGCAGCTGATCGTGATGGCGGACCTGCGCAAGTTCTGCCGGCCGGACGAGCCGACGTTCTCCGCGACCGATCGCGAGACGTGCCTGCGCGAAGGGCGCCGAGAGGTGTTCCTGCGCATCAACTCGCCGCTCGTGCCGCGCGACCCGACCCTGACCGATTTGCTGGCCGATCCCGGCTGGCGTAACCCGGAGAACGACGAATGACCGACCAGACCCCGGCCCCGAACGGGACACCCGGTGGCGCGCCGAACGGCGGCACACCCCCGGCGACGCCCTGGTTCCAGAGCGACGATTTCAAGGCCCTGCCGCCCGAGGCCCACGAATGGGCGGGCAAGTACAAGACGCCGACCGAGGCCGTCGTCGGCGGCTATCACGCCGCGCGCTTCGTCGGCGTTCCGGCCGACCGCGTGTTGAAGCTGCCCGAGAAGCCCGACGACCCGGCGTGGGGTGACATCCGCGCGCGCGTGGGGTGGAAGGCGCCGGAGAAGCCGGAGGACTACGGCATCGCCGTCCCCGAGGGGTTCCCGCCGGAGTACGCGCAGACGATCGCAGCGACGGCGCACAAGCTCGGCGTGCCTAAGGACACGCTGCTCGCGCTCGCGGCCGAGAACGACAAGTACGTGCAGGCTGCGATGAAGGCGCAGGACGAGCAGCTGCGCACGCGGCTCGGTGCGGCCGACGAGGCGATGAAGCAGGCGCTCGGCGCGAAGTACGGCGAGGTGACCGAGCTCACGGCTCGGGCGCTGGCGAATGCCGGACTGACGCCGGAAGCGGTCAACGCGGCCGAGCAGGCGCTCGCGCTCGAGGGCGACGGCTCCGCGCTCGTGGCGTTCCGGAAGCTGGTCACCGCGTACGCCGAGAAGACGCGCGAGGCGCCGTTCCACGACGGCGGCGCGCCGGCCCGAGCGATGACGCCCGAGCAGGCCGTCGCGACGAAGCAGCAGAAGATGGCGGACCCGGACTGGCGCGCGAAGGCGATCCAGCGCGGCACGCCGGAAGCGGTCGAGCTCATGCGTCTGAACGCCATCATCACGGGCGAGACGTTCGACGAAGAGCGCGCGAAGCAGCTGACCGGCGGCGTGCAGCGCACCTGAGGGCTTGCACACTCGGCGGGGCGGCGCATCTTTGCCCGCGCAAACGTCGAGTGACTCCCCGTGGCGGAACGCGGGGGTGTCGGGCGCAGTACCGGCACCCCCGCACTTCCCGGGGCGCGGACACCCGTAAGGCCCGCACCGTGTCACCCGACTCGGCAGCCGGCCCCGCCCGATGGCGGACACGCCCTGCGAAAGCACGGTCTGTTCAATCCATCGGAGAAGGGCAATGTCCACCGAAATCGAAAAACACTACGTCCAGACGTTCAAGGACAACGTCATGCTGCTCTCGCAGCAGACGAAGTCGAAGCTCGAGGGCTTCGTCACGGTCCAGCCGTGCACGGGCTTCGGCGCCGCGGTTGCCGACCAGTACGGCAGCGTGAAGGCGCGCAAGAAGACCGAGCGGCACGAGGACACGAAGTACAGCGACACCCCGCGCGACCGGCGCTGGCTGGTGCCGCAGGAGTACTACTCGGCCGAGCTGGTCGACAAGAGCGACATCCTGCGCATGCTGACGGACCCGCAGTCGAACCTCGTGCGCGTGCACGTGGCCGCGATGAACCGCGCGAAGGACTCCGAGATCCTGACGAACGTGTTCGCGTCGGCGCGCCGCGGCGAGCAGCCGACGTCGGGCACCGTCGCGTACGACACCGGCAACGACATCGCGACCGACATCGATCTGGCCGGTACGCCGAGCGGCCTGTCGCCGTTCAAGCTCGTCAAGGCGAAGGGTCGCCTGATGCGCAACAAGGTCGACCTCGACAGCGAGGGCACCCCGACCTGCGTGGTGAACACGAAGGGCTGGGAAGACCTGTTCGGCCAGACGCAGTACGTCAGCGGCGACTTCAACGGCCAGAAGCCGATGGCCGAGGCGCCGACGTCGATCTACTACGGCGGCTCGAACCTCGTGCAGATCGAGCACGACGACTTCCCGGTGAACGGCACGACGGACTACCAGTGCCCGTACTTCGTGAAGGGCGGCATCGTGCTGGGCGTCTGGCAGGACATCGAGGTCGAGGTGCAGAAGCACCCGCTGAAGGTGTCCAGCTGGGAGGTGAAGGTCACGGCCCGCTTCGCCGCCACGCGCGTCGAAGAGGCGAAGGTCGCGCGCGTCCGGATCAAGTACTGATCCGACGGCTAGGAACAGGAGACATCGAACATGCCTACGACTCGCAACACCCGCGAAGCCGGCTACGTGGCGAGCGCCCGGCCGATCGACGCGGGCGCCATCCGGCAGCTGTCCTCGGTCGTCATGGAGTTCCCGCTCGCGGGCCAGACGACCTCGGACGATCTGCGCGGCTACCTGCCGCCGGGCTTCACGCCCGCGTACCTGGGTCTCTTCCCGAGCGCGACGCTCGGCAGCTCGACGCTCGCGGTCGGCGTGCAGGGCACCGCGGGCAAGTACCGCGCGGCGGCCACGTTGACCGCGCCGTCGCTGGCGCCGGTCGTCGCGGCGGGCCGCGCGAAGCTCGCGGCGCAGGAAGAGGTGATCATCACGATCGGCGCGGCGTCGCTGCCGGGCTCGGGTTCGCTGCTCGTCGAGTTCCTCGGCTTCTACGACTGAGCGACGGGCGCGAACGCGTGACCTGAACGGCGCGCTCGGGGGAGACCTCGGGCGCGCCTTTTCATTCGCAGAGGTGATCGAATGGCGGACGTAGTCTCGGGCACCTACGCCCTCCCGGCGGTGGGCGGCAAGCGCACGACGGCTTCAGGCATGACGGGCACCGTGGGCGGGCGCGCGATCACGCACGTCTGGGGCCACGCGGGCGGCGAAATGTTCGTCCGCGACCGGCCGCGTTACACGCTCGCGCAGGACTTCACGAAGATCGCGACGCGCAAGAGCGCCACTTGGGACGGCTCGGCGCTGACGATCACCGTGGCGAAGGGCGCGGTCGGCGGCGCGGGTCTCGTGCTCGAGTCGCTGGTCGGCGTGAACGCAGTCCGAGTCGCCGTTTCGGCGCTGAACCGGGCGGGCGGCGGGACGATCCAGAACACCGTCACGGCGACCGGCAACCAGGTGTTCGACACGGTCGGCCGGCCGATCCGGGTGTTCGTCTCCGACTTCGTGCAGATCACGAACGCCCCGTCGGCCACGGTCGGAGCGTTCCACCTCGAGACGATCAGCGACCGCCGGGTCTACGGGTATCACGACCAGAGCGTGATCGCGCCGTGGTTCCGGACGCCGACGAACCCGACGCGCGATCCGGCCGACAGCGCGCTTAAGCCGCTCGGCTGGGTAACGGGTTCGGACGGTGCGAACGGGCTGGTCGGCCCGAACACGCCCGGCACGATCCAGGTGGACTTCGAGGACCGGCCGATCGCGTACCAGTGGGTGCCGGATCCGCTTGTGCCGATCGAGGTGTGGAAGCCCGCGCGGGCCGGGGCTGCCGTGGGCGACATCGACATCCCGCAGGCCGGGTGCGCGGAGATCTGGATCGACGTGTTCGCGGCGAAGACGCTCACCGCGGGCACGTACACGGGCACGATCACGCTCTCGATCGGCGGCAACACCGAGCGCACGATCACCCTGAACGTCGTCGTGAAGAACTGGACGGCGCCCGACCGGCCGTCGCGCATCTTCTCGGGCCTGATCGAGTACACCGACTCGCACCGCTATGTCGGCCGCCGCTATCTGGGCGAGCCGTACATGGCACCCGGCACCGACCAGTGGACGAGCGTCGCGACGCAGGAAGCGACGATGAACGCCGTCTACAACAACACGTCGAAGCTGTTGCACGAGCATCGGATGTGCGCGTTCGATTCGATCCCCTGGCACGGCGACGAGTCGAAGCCGTTCGGCGGAACGGCGGCAGCGAAGGACTACGAGATCCAACGCGGCGACGCGCGCAACCTGATCGACGGCGCTGCGGTGCTGGGCGTGCCGACGCGGTTCTCGGCGGCGAACGGCTACGAGGGCCCCGGCATCAACACCGGCTGGGCCTGCTACTCAATCGGCACGTACGGCGGCTGGCGCAACCTGCAGGACAACACCGGGACGACTGCGGGCAGCTGGGACGGCTTCCGTGCGATCCACCGCGCGACGCGCGACGCGAACTGCTGCGTCGCAGTGGTCGGCGCGGACGATGCAGGCACGGTCGGCGGCACGTACACGATCGCCGACATGCCGGCCGGCTGGACGGGCCTCAACGGTGCGCGGACGCTCACGCCGGTCAGCGCGTCGATCACCGGCGGCACGGCAGCGACGCCGCTGCAGGTGACGCTGAGCGGGCTGTCCGGGCCGCTGCCAGACTACGCCGAGGTCGACATCACCGGCGCGACCGGCGGCTGGTCGAGCCTGAACGGCCGCCGCTACCTGAAGCGCGTCTCGGGCTCGAACTACACGGTGCACACCTCGCCGGGGGGCGGCGACTTCGCCGGTGCGGGCTTCGGTGCCTTCCCGGGAGGCACGTTCACGGTCACGTCGACGAAGACGTTCTTCACAGGCGTCGACACCAGCGGGTACGCGAGCACCTACGAGTCGACCACCAAGGCCGGGATGTTCTGGGCAGGCGCCGCGATGAATTTCGGCGCGATTGGCTACGTGCTCACGCAGCTCGAGAACTGGTTCGGGTCGAACGCCCCGCACGTGAAGCGGTTCGTCTATCTCGGCGACGAGATCATGAACTACCGCTACAACGCGCCGCGGGCGAACTTCCTCGCGAAGCAGCTTAAGGCGGTGCGGTCGAACGCCAACATCAAGATGTTCGCGACGACCAGCCTGATCCACGCCTACTACGGCGACACGGTCAACTACGACCAGTTCGGCTTCAACACCCGCGAGCTCGAGATCGTCGCAGGCGAGGTGCAGCACGGCACGCAGAACGCCGACGCGTTCGCCGCGTGGACCGGGCTGGGGAAGACCGTCTGGGACTACAACAGCCGGCTGCCGCAGGGCTCGCTCAACATCGGGATGCGCGGCGTCGAGCCGATGACCTGGATTCTCTCGATGGAGAAGCAGGGCATCGAGCACTGCTTCATGTACCTGATGAACCGCTACTGGGACTACGAGAACTTCCCGGCGGGCTACGGCACCGTCCGCAAGTGGCGCACGAACCGCAGCATCACGAACCTGCAGTCGGTCGGCAGCGTCACGCGCGTCACGACGAACGCGCGCGAGCACGTCTGGCAGGTCGGCGAGGTCTGCAAGTTCAACCTGCAGGCGAGCTCGCGGGTGAACGGCTGGGAGGGCCTGCACGGCAACGACAAGGCCTACACCGTCGTCCAGCGGCTCTCGGACACTCAGTTCGACGTGAGCTTCAACTCCTCGGCCTGCGGCGCATACGTCGGGAACTCGGGCAACGAGTGCGGCTGGGTCTTCGATAGCTCGTACGTGGACCCCACCGAGCCCGGCAACCACCGCAACGTCTGGAAGGACGCCTTCACGTACGGGCACCAACTCGACGCGCCGTCGGGCTACGAGAGCGACCTGAAGGCGTTCCTCGCGACGCACTTCCTGCCGCTCATGGGGCCGACCGCCGGCACGCGCTCGACGTCTCACTCGAACGGCTACGAGCGGCTGTACTACCCGGGCCGTGATCTGCTGTTCCCGCGCATCAACGACCCGTCACTCGACGGCCCGATCGCGTCGCGACGGATGAAGCAGATCCGGCGCGCGCAGTTCCTCGTCGATCTGTTCCGCGCGGCGAAGATCGCGAACGCGACTGCGGCGAACGCAGCGCTGGCGGCACGGCTGCCGCACTCCTACACGGACTGGCCCGGCATCAATGGGACCGAGTGCGGGCCCGCTACCTGGTCCGACGACGACGACCAGTACACGCAGCTCCTGAACGAGCTGTTCACGATCGTCGGAGCGTGATGCCATGACCGTATTCGCACGGGATACCTTCACCGCGACCGACGGCACGCTGCTCGGCGCCCGCACAGCGGAAGCCGGCGGGCAGTGGACGAACTTCTCCTGGGGCTCCGGTAGCACCACCCCGCCGATCAACGGGGGCCGCGCCGAGACCGCCGCGAACACCCGCGAGGTCTACCTGCCGACGCCCGCGCCGGGCGCGGACTACACGGTCGAGTTCGACATCCATTACACGGCCGACGACGACACGAGCCTGAACCCGGACGCGGTGCAGGTCTGGCTGCGCTCCGACACCACCGTAAAGACGGGGTACTACCTCGAGCTCGGCTGGTACCTGACGTCTCGCATCGGCAAGGCGATCGCCGGCACGACGTCGACCTCGAACACCTACTACGCGAGCCCGCGCTTCGCGGCCGGCCAGACGGTGCGCGTGAGGATCACGGTGGCGACCGTGGGCAGCGAGGTGCAGATCCGGGTGTACTACGACGGCGTGCTGCGGCAGTCGTTCAATGACACGGCAGCGGACCGGGTCACGGCGGCCGGCTACGTGGGCGTGCACCTGCGCCGCTTCGGCTCGACGAACAAGCGTATCGACAACCTGATCGCCTACACGGGCGTGCTGCCGTCGATCAGCGACGCGGGCGACGAGACGTTCTACAACAACGAGCCCGGCGTCGCCGTGGCCGGCGCGGGCTTCAAGGCCGCGCAGGGCACTCAGGGGCTGGTCGTCATCAGCCCGTCGGCCACGGACCCGCTGGCCGCCGGCTACCAGGCGCAGACGGTCCAGGGCTGGACTGACACGCAGGTGACGATCCGCACGGTTCGCGGGTCGATGTCGACCGGCACGAACCTGTACCTGTACGTGCGCAACGACGACGGCAACTGGTCGGCGCCGTGGACGGTGCAGTTCCAAGCCGATCCGCTGTCGCCGACGATCTTCGGCGTGGTCGGCGCGCAGCCGGGCAAGATCCGGTTCGGCCAGACGTTCACCGTCGATGGGATCGCGTTCGGGCCATCGCAGGGCACGGGCGGCGTCACCTACGAAGGCGTCGCGCAGACGCCGATCGTGGGATGGGCGGACACGCTGATCACGGCGACGGCGCAGTGGTCCGGGCTGCTCGGCCAGCAGAACACGCTGACGGTCACCGTGAACGGCGGCGGCACGGCGAGTCTCGAGGTCGAGCCCGAGGTCCCGGCCGGTGGTGCGTGGGTGACGCTGACGGACCCGCTGGCGGACGCCGCGGCGCGAATCCCGCTGTCGGGCGGGTCGATGGCGGTCGGCGGACAGGTCGCCGTGTACGGCATCACTGGCGGCGGCACGGTCACGCCGATGCCGGATGGGTCCGCGATCCTCGATGCGACCGTGACCTCGTTCAAGGCGCGGTACTGCACGCCTGCGGGCGTGTGGGGTGCCGAGGGCACGATCACGATCGGCGCGATCGCGGGCGACACGACGGCTCCGACGGTGCCGACCGGCGTTGCGGCCGTGGCAGACAGCGAGACCGCCGTCACCGTTTCGTGGAGTGCGTCGGCGGACGCCGGCAGCGGCGTGAAGGGCTACTACGTGTTCCGCGGCGGCGTGAAGGTTTCGCCGCTGGTGACCGGCACGAGCTGGCAGGACACCGGCCGCGCGGCGTGGACGCAGTACGCGTACTCGGTCTCGGCCGTCGACAATGCGGACAACGAGTCGGCGGCGTCGGCTTCGGTGACGGTGCGCACCCGCGACGACACCGCGCCGAGCGTGCCGGGGAACGTGGTCGCGACTCCGGGCGGGACGACCGTCACGATCACCTGGAACTCGTCGACCGATGCGGCCTCTGGGCTGGCGGGCTACCGCGTCTTCCGAAACGGCGTGGCGATGTCCGGCGCGCTGGTGACGGGCACCAGCTACACCGACACGAGCCCGCAGCCGTCGGTTTCGTACACGTACACTGTGCGGGCGGTCGACGTCGCGGGCAACGAGTCGGCGGCCGGAACGTCGAACACGATCACCACCGGCGGGGACACCACCGCACCGTCGGTCCCGGCGACGCTCAGCGTGGCGCAATCGGGTGCGGGCACGTTCACGCTGCAGTGGCCGGCCAGCACCGACACGGGCAGCGGGATCCGCGGCTATCACGTCTACCGCAACGGCACGAAGCTCACGACGCTGCCGATCGCGGCGCTCACGTACGCGGACAGCACCCCTTCGACCGGCGTCGAGTACACCTACGAGGTCTCGGCGGTCGACCTGGCGGACAACGAGAGCGCGAAGCGCGCGGCGTTGCCGGTGATGCTGACGGGGTCGGCGACCGGACCGGGCACGGGGCCGGTTCCCGGGCCGATCGACCGCGTCTCGAAGGTCTCGATCTGCAACATCGCGCTCGTGAAGCTCGGCGCGTCGACGATCGACTCGCTGACCGAGGACTCGAAGGCAGCACGGGCGCTGAGCACGATCTTCGATCGCATCCGCGACGCCGAGCTCGCACGGCACTTCTGGAACTTCGCCAAGGCACGGCGGAAGCTGGCCGAGGCGATCAGCGACGAGCCGAACGGTCCGTTCTCGCACCGCTACGCGCTGCCAACGGACTGGCTGACGACGATCTATGTCGGCAACCTGCCGTCGTCGGTGAACTTGGCGGACTTCCGCGGCTACGACCCGGGTGACTGGTCGCACGAGGGGCCGTTCATCCTGACGAACACGGCGCCCCCGGCCGACCTGTACTACATCCGCCGCATCACCGACCCGACGAGGTACCACGCGCTGTTCGTCGAAGCGCTGGCGTGCCGGCTCGCGATGGAGGTGGCCGACGCGCTGACGAACTCGACCGCGCGCTGGCAGAAGGTCGCGACCGAGTACCGCGCGGCGATCGCCGAGGCGCGCCGTGTGAACGCCATCCAGAACCCCGCGCAGCAGCCGCAGGACGGGGACTGGATGGGATCGAGGTTCTGACGTGCCGCGCGGTCACGGGATCAAGACGGCGTTCAACGGCGGCGAACTGTCGCCGCTGCTGGCTGGGCGCACCGACCTGACGCGGTACGCGAGCGGCTGCCGGGCGCTGTTCAACATGCTGCCGACCGTTCAGGGCCCGGCGAAGCGGCGCGGCGGCACGCGCTATGCCGCCTCCGTCCGCACGCACGCGGCGCGCGCCTGGCTCGCGCGCTTCGAGTTCTCGCGCACGCAGGCGTACATCCTCGAGTTCTCGCCGGGGTGGCTGCGGTTCTTCACGAACCGGGCTCAGCTGCTGTCCGGCGCGGCGGCCTACGAGATCGCGACTCCGTACCTGGCCGGCGACCTCACGAATGCCGACGGCGCGTTCGGGCTGCGGATGGTGCAGTCCGGCGACGTCGTCTACATCGCCTGCCCGGGCAAGCCGGCGAAGAAGCTGACCAGGCTCGGCGTCGCCGACTGGGTGCTGACGGACTACGTGCCGAAGAATGGCCCGTTCCAGGACGAGAACACGGATCGCGCGCTGAAAATCGCGGTCTCCGCGCGGACCGGCACGGTGACGGCGACCGCGAGTGCCGCGTACTTCTCGCCGGCCATGGTGGGCCACCTGCTGAGGCTGGACGTCGAGTCGTTCTCGCACGCGCCGTGGGAGCCGGGCAAGGCGTACGCCGCGGGCACGCGGGTGCGTTCGGACGGAAAGACCTATGTCGCCACGAACGCCGACGGCAGCCGCAAGAGCGGCACGAAAACGCCGATCCACGAGGAGGGTACCGCGCTCGACGGCAGCGGCATGTCGACGGACACGACGCCGGTCCCGATCGGCATCGAGTGGCAGTACGAAGACGCGGGATACGGGGTCGGCGTGATCACCGGCTACACGAGCGCGACCGTCGTGCAAGTGAGCGTCTTCGCCGACACCCCGTTTCCAGAGGGCGTGCACAACGTCCAGACGTACGCGTGGCGGCTCGGCGCATGGGGCGCGGCCGGCGAGTACCCGGCGCACGTGTTCTTCTGGAACAACCGGCTTGGTTGGGCCGGCCGGCGCAGGTTCTGGCTGTCGGTGCCGTCCGACTACGAGAACCACTCGCCGGACATCGTCGGGCAGATCCGCACCGATTCGGCGATCAACCGCGCGATCGAGAGTCCGGAGGCGAACGCGATCACCTGGGCGCACGGTGGCGAGGTGCTGCTACTGGGCACGGAAGGGTCGGAGTTCATCGTCCGCAAGAGCACCGAGAACGAGCCGCTGGGGCCGGCCAACATCGAGGCGTACGAGAAGTCGGCGTACGGCTCCCGCGCGGTGCGTCCGGTGCGCGCGGCGCAGGGCGTGCTGCTGGTGCAGAAGTCCGGCCGCCGCGTGCGCGAGCTGCTCTACGACGTCGACTCGGGTGCGTACCAGGCGCCGGACCTGACGACGCTCGCGCCGCGGCTGCCGGCGGCCGGCGTGATCGACTGGGCGTGGCAGCAGGAGCCCGACCGCATCCTGTGGATCGCGATGGGCGACGGGGCGCTGTGGGGCCTGACGCTCGACCGCGAACAGGAAGTCATCGCCTGGCACCGTCACAACGTCGGCGGCGCCGTCGAGTCCGTGCAGGTGATCCCGTCGCCGGATGGGTCGCGCGACGACGTGTGGCTGATCGTGCGGCGCACGGTGGGCGGCAGCACGCGGCGATTCGTCGAGCTGCTCGAGCCCGGCCACGAGGAGGGCGAGCCGCAGTCCGCGTGCTACTTCGTCGATTGCGGCCTGTCGTACTCCGGCGCCCCGATCTCCGAGCTGCAGGGGCTCGATCACCTGAACGGCGAAACCGTCACGGTGCTTGCGGACGGTGGTGTGCACCGGCCGCTGACGGTGGTGAACGGGCGGATCACGCTCGACCAGCCGGCGGCCGTCGTGCACGCCGGGCTTGGGTTCACTTCGTACGTGTCTCCGATGCCGGTGGACGATGGCGCGGCGCGCGGCACGGCGCAGGGGAAGACGAAGCGGATCGACCACGTCGACGTGAGGGTATTCCAGAGCCTCGGTTTCACGAGCGGTCCGTCGCTCGCGCGGCAGACGCCGATCAAGTTCCGGGATGCGTCGGTCCCGCTGGGCACCGCGCCGCCGCTGTTCACCGGCGACATTGCAATTGAGTTCGACGGCGACTATGGACCGGATGCGCCGCTGTGGTTCGTCCAGTCGCAGCCGTTGCCGATGACGATTCTGGCGCTGATGCCGGAGGTCACGACGCATGAACGTGGCTGAACTCCGGCCCGAGCACCTCGACCGAATCCGGTTGCAGCCGTCGCAGACGTGGGCCGCGCCGCTGATGCGCGGCGCTGGATACCTCGACTCGTTGCTAGCCGACGGCGACGCGTGGGTCGTCGAAGAGGGCGACCGGGTGTACGGTGTCGGCGGGATCGTGCGGCACCATGCCGGGTGTGGCGAAGCGTGGACGCTGCTGGCGGCCGATGCCGGTTCGGCGATGCCACGTATCCACCGGCTGGCGAAAGGCGTTCTCGATGCATCGCCGTTGCGCAGGGTGCAGGCGTACGCCGATCCGAACTTCTGGCCGGCGCAGCGGTGGCTTCGGATGCTGGGGTTCGAGGTGGAGGGCCGCTGCCGGGCAGTGACGCCGGACGGACGAGACATGCTGCTATTCGCGAGGGTCAGGACGTGAGCAACCCGTTTCAGGCGTTCGGGGTCGGGCTGGCGGCGCTCGGCGACATCATGGACGCGAATGCGCAGTCTGGATCGCTGCGGACGCAGGGCCTGATGGAGCAGCAGAACGAACGGATGCTGTACCGGCGGGCTGATCAGATCGGCTCGGAAGGTGCGCGAAACGAGGAGGCGCTGCGCCGGGACTACGGCCGCTTCGCCGGCAGTCAGGCGGCCGCGATCAGCGAGTCGGGCCTGACGAACGACGGCAGCGCACTGGACGTGGTTCGCGACTCCGAGACGCAGGCGAACATGGACGCCCTGAACATTCGCTACCGCGCGACCTCCGAAGCGCAGGCGACCCGCTACGAGGCCCAGCAGGCCGGCATGCGGTCGTCGCTGGCGCGGCAGATGGCCAAGCGCGTCCGCATCTCCGGTTACCTGAAGGCCGCGGGCCGCGCGGCGGGGGGCTGAGATGGCGCGGGTCCGGCAGTACGAACAGCGCACCAGCGCCCAGTCGGCCGAAATCCCGCTCGGGCGGGTGCCCAACTACGGCGACGGCGGGATCGGCGCGGCGCTTGCGCAGGTCGGAACCGGGCTGGCGCGACGCGGCGAGCGCATTGAGCGCGAGAAGAAGCAGGCCGAGGACGAGGCGTACCGGAAGGAGGTCGACCGCGAGGCGCGGTTCGCGATCACCGAGGGCATCCGCTCCGAGGCCGAGTGGGACGCGCACGTCGACTCGATCGATTTCTCCGACGAAGGCGCAGTCACGGCGCTGCAGAAGCAACTCGGAGAGGCCCGGACGAAGTCGTCTGCGGCGTACAAGACGCCCGAGGCCCGGGAACGCTGGGAGACGGTCTGGACCCAGATCGAGGCCCGCACGACGCAGAAGGCCATCGCGCGGCGCGCGCAGGTGCTGGGCAAGCAGTCGGTCGACCAGGCGACGACGGCGCTCTCGACCGCCTCGCAGCTCGTCGGCCGCGATCCGACGCGGTACGCGGACCAGCGCGCGAAGGCGGAACTGCTCGTGCAGGAACTCCCCGGGCTGGACGCGAACCAGCGGCGCGACCTCGGCCGGCAGGTCGTCGAGCAGCTGTCCGTCGCGGCCGTGTCGGCGATGATCCGCACGAGCCCGCGGCGCGCGCTGCAGGCGCTGGCGGCGACCGGCGACGAGAACGGCCGGGTCGGCGTGCCGGCGATCGACGCGCTCGACTGGGACCGGCGCGAGCAGCTGACTGGCGAGGCGCGGCGGCAGGTGGCGGCGCTCGACGCAGAGGCGCGTGCACGGCAGGCCGAGGCCCGGGACGTGCTGCGGGCCGATCTCGAGGACGCATTCGCGCAGCGCGCGATGGGGCTGCCGGCGGCGATGCCCGACCGGAAGCGGTTCGTCGCGGCGTACGGTGCCGAGGGCGCGGCCCGGTACAGCGCGGCGCGCACCCGCTGGTCGGCGTATGACGCGGCCGCCGAGGCGGCGTATCTGCCGCCGGCCGAGGCCGCGGCGCGGCTCGCGCAGCTGAAGGGCGGCACGCCGGCCGGCCCAGTCGAAGGGCTCGTCACCCCCGGGAACATCGACCTCGCGGCCCGTCCGGTCGTGAAGAACGCCGACGGCTCGATCAGCACCGTTCGCTCGATGTCGTTCGGTACGGACCGCGGCGAGATCCTGATCCCGACCGTCTCCGACGACGGCCGGATTCTGTCCGAGCAGGACGCGATCGCCGAGTACCGGAAGACCGGCCGGCACCTCGGCATCTTCCGGACCCCGGAGGCGGCGACCGCGTACGCGCAGCGGCTGCACGAGGCGCAGGCGGTCGGCTACAGCCGGGAGGGCGCATCCGATCGGCTCGCGGCCTACCAGACCGCGGTGCAGGTGTACGGCGAGCAGCGCCGGCAGCTGGAAGCCGACCCCGCCGGCGTGCTGACCGCGCGCGACCCGCAGCTGCGCGAACTGCTCGACCGCGGCCGGCAGGGCGATCCCGCGGCGCTGAAGGCGTACGTCGACCGGCAGCGGGCGGTGCAGGCGACGCTCGGCGTCGAGAAGCCGGCCGTCGTGCCCGAGGCGATCGCGGCCAGCATCGCCGCGCAGATCGCGCCGAACCCCGACAAGCCCGGCGCGCGGGCCGAGAAGATCCAGCAGTTCGCGGCCGCGTGGGGCCCAGCGTGGCAGGACGTCATGCGGCAGGTCGCGCCGAAGCTCGAGGGCGCGGCGCGGGTGATGGTGAACATGCGGCCGGAAACGGCACGCCAGCTCGACGCGGCGCTGACGCAGGACACCGAGGGCGCGGCGAAGACGCTCCCGAAAGGCGAGGCCGCGCTGATCGACGAGACGGTCGCCCTCGAGCTGGAGCCGTTCGCGAACTCGCTCGCGGACAACCTCGACGCCGAGAGCCGGATCGACGAGCACGCCAGCGCGGCGAAGGCGCTCGCGCTGTCGCTGCGGCTGCGCGGCGTCGGCGCGCGGGACGCGGCCCGGCAGGCGGTGCAAGCGGTCGTCGGCGAGCAGTACGAATTCCGGGGGCTGGCACGCATCCCGCGGGCGTTCGATGCGGATTCCGTGATGGACGGCGCGCGGCGGGCGCAGGAACAGGTGCTCGCCGAACCGCTGGCCGTCAAGGCGATGCCGAACTCCGACGCCGCGGCGGCGCAGCGGGACCTGAAGTACGTCGTCCGCTCGCAGGGGTACTGGGCGACGAATGCCGACGGGTCCGGGCTGGTGCTGCGAATCCCGAGCGCGCGGGGCGCGGGCACGGTCTACCGCGCCGATGGGAAGCCGGTCGCGTACACGTGGACCGAGCTCGCGGCGCTCGAGCGTGACGCCGGGTCGTTCGGCGCGCCGTTCGACGCGAAGCGCGACGCCGGGGTGCGCTGATGCCGCTGCAGACCGCGGGCCTCGCGGAGACCGACTACTCGCAGGCCGACCTCGCACCGGACCCGAGCACGCTGCGCCGCGCGGTCGTCGAGCAGGCGTTCTCCGATCTCGTCGGTCCGTCGGTGCTGCGCGGCTCGGAACTGTCCACGGCACGCAAGTACGGCGCGCTCGCCTATGGGTCGATGTCGCCCGACGCCGCGCGGGCGTGGGTCGCGGGGCAGGGGCTCGAGAGCGACCTGACGATCGAGGACCGGCCGTACAACCTCGAGGAACTGTCGATCCTGGCGCGCCGGAAGAACGAGGAGCTGCGCCGCCAAGCGATCCTCGCGCGCGCGCCGCAGGGTGCTGGCGCCACCCTCGGCCGGTTCGGGCTGACGCTTGCGACGTCGCTGCTCGATCCGCTGACGGTCGCGACGGCGTTCGTGCCGGTCGTCGGCGAGGCGAAGTATGGGCAGCTGCTGGCCCGGGCCGGGCAGTCGGCGTTCGCGCGCGCTGGCGTTCGCGCTGGCGTCGGTGCCGTCGAAGGCGGCGTCGGCGCGGCGCTGGTCGAGCCGCTGATCTACGCCGCGAAGACCGAGGAGCAGGCCGACTACGGACTGGCGGACTCGCTGCTGAACATCGGGCTCGGGACGGTGTTCGGCGGCGGGCTGCACGCGGTGGGCGGAGCGGTCTCGGACCGGCTGCGGGCGCCGCGGGCGGTCGAGACGATCAACGAGCGGCTCGCGGTCGAAAAGGCGAAGGCGGAACCGGCGGCGCCGGACGCGCGTCGGCTGGACCCGGCCCAGTACACGGCCGCGCGCGAGACCGGCGGGCCGGACGAGTACTTCCGGCAGGCGACGATGCTCCGCGAGGCGCTCGCCCGCGTGTCCGACGTCGACCCTAACGATCCGCGGGCGCTGTCGAAGGCACTCGGCACGAAGGCCGTCCCGCTGTCGCACTTCATCCGCGACACCGGCGGGATCGTGGACGACGGCGGCGAACTCGCGGCGCGCGACGTCGGCGCGAAGGATCTGCCGGGGCTGGTCCGCAAGGCCGGCACGCAGGGCGCCGACATGGACGGCATCCGGCAGCGCGTCTGGGAGGCCGGCTACTTCCCCGAGAAAGCCGACTACAACGAGATCAGCGATTCGGAGCTGTTCGACGCGATCACCGAGGATGTGCAGGGCAGCCGGCGGTATCCGGCCGACGTGCAGGAGCGGCTGCGCGAGATCGGCGCTGATCAAGAGTTCGCGGACACGATGCGTCGCGACGGCATCACGAAGGCGATGAGCGCCGAGGACATCGCCCGGCGACTGCGCGACCTCGACGACTCTGCGAAGGCGTACAGCGAGAGCGGCGCGGTCGATCCGGACACGCTCGCCGAGTACGACACGGCGGCCGAGCTGGCGGCCCGCGCTGGCCCGGCGGCGCGCGAGGCCGCATTGCGGACCGCCATCGCGCAGGCCGTCACCGACCGTCCGGTGAACGTCGAGCCGCTGCTGCGCCGGGATGCGGCCGGCGTGCGCGAGGCGGCCGTCGTGCGCCCCGACGACCGGCCGCTGTCCGACCCCGAGGCCGTGCGCCGCGTCGACGAGATCCTCGCGGCCGGCGAGACCGCCGACGAGGCCGCCGTCACGCAGCAGCTCGCCGATCTCGACGCCGAGGTGCGGGCGCTGGAAGCCGAAGCGAAGGCCGACGAGGTCGACGACGTGTTCCCCGCCGAGATCCGCGCGGAGATCGACGCCGCCGCCGCGGCTGCCGACGAGGCCGCCCTGACCGACCGCGCCGGCCGGATGCTGGCCGCGTGTGCACTGAGGTTCGGAACATGAGTGCCGTCCCGAAGGACTGCATCGCCCGGGTCGCGACCGCGCTCGGCGGCAAGGCTACGCCCCAGCAGCTGCAGCTGATCGCGTCGAACCTGACGAACGCACAGCAGCAGATCGTGAACGCGGGAGGCAGCCCGACGACGGCGCTGACCGCCGCGGCCGCGCGCGTCGCGCAGCAGGCGCAACTCGCCGCGCTGATCGCGAAGCGCAACGCCGCGCTGAACGCCATCCGCTACCGGGCGCTGACCGACTACGTCTCGACGCACTGGAAGGGCAACGAGGCCGAGGGGCTGCGCGCGCTTCTGACCGGCTCGATCCGCGCGAAGACCGGCGCCCGTGCCTCGGTGGCGCTTGAGCAGCGGATGCTCGGCAACACGTACCTCGGGAGCCTGACGACCGAGCTCGAACGCGGCGGGCTGATGGACGCGTTCAAGTCCGGGTCACTGGACCAGGACATCGCCCGCGCGCTGTGGCAGCTGAACTCGCCGAACCCGAACGCCGCCGGGCTGCCGCGCGAGGCGGTCGACATCGCGAAGGCCGTGCACCGGGTGCAGGAGGCCGCGCGCGCCGACGCGAACAAGGCGGGCGCGTGGATCGGGAAGCTCGAAGGCTGGGTCGTCTCGCAGTCGCACGACGCGTGGCGGCTGATGAAGCGGGGCTTCGACGACTGGCGCGCGACGATCGAGCCCCGGCTCGACTGGGCGCGGATCGAGGCCGAGCGCGGCCCGATCGCGGACCGCGGGAAGTGGCTCGCGGAGACGTACCAGAACCTCGCGAGCGGCGTGCACCTGACGGCGCGCGGCGCGTCGAAGACCGACGGGTTCAAGGGCCCGGCGAACCTCGCGAAGCGCATGTCGGAAGAGCGGGTGCTGCACTTCCGGGACGCGGATGCGTGGTCCGAGTACAACGCCGAATTCGGCCGCGGGTCGCTGCGCGAAGCGATCTTCGGTGGGCTCATGGGCTCGGCCAGGAACACGGGCCTGATGCGCGTGCTCGGGCCGAACCCCGAGGCGATGTTCAACCGGCTGACGACCGAGCTCCGCGACCGGATCCGGCGCAGCGGCGACGCGAGGGCCTCCCAGAAGTTCGACGCGGCCGTGAACGGCTGGCTCGACAACCGGCTGAAGGAGGTCACTGGCGAGGTGAACCGGCCGGTCAACGAGATGCTCGCCCGGTACTCGGCGAACGCCCGCGCGTGGCAGTCGATGGCGAAGCTGGGCGGCGCGGTGATCTCGTCCGTGACCGACCTCGCGACGTACGCGTCCGAGCTGTCGTACCAGGGCCGCGGGTTCCTGTCCGGCATCGCCGAGGCGGTCGGCGGCGTCGCGCAGGGGCGGGCGGCCGGCGAGCGGAAGGAGATCCTCTCGTCGCTCGGCGTGTTCTTCGACTCGCTGGTCGGCGACATCACCCGGCAGGGCTCGCTGGACGAGAGCATGGGCGGGAACACCTCGCGGATGCTCCAGACGTTCTTCAAGTACAACCTGCTGAACTGGTGGACGGAGTCGCTGCGCTCGAGCGCGGGGCTCTCGATGTCGCATTACCTGGCGCTGCAGGCCGGGAAGACGTTCGACCAGCTCGCGCCGGAGATGCAGCGGACGCTCGCGCTGTTCGAGATCGACGCCCCGACGTGGGACCGCATGCGTGCGGCGGGCGTTCGGAAGGCGGCCGACGGCGTCGAGTTCATGGTGCCGGACGGGATGCAGCCGGCCGATGCGGACAGGCTGCGCCGGTACGTGGTCGACCGCGCGGACACCGCGGTGCTTCAGCCGGACGCCGACGCGCGCTCGATGCTCCGGCAGGGCACGCGCGCGGGGACGCCGCAGGGCGAGCTGATGCGGACGATCATGCAGTTCAAGGGGTTCCCGGTCGCGTTCACCCGGCAGGTGCTCGGCCGCGAGCTGTACGGCCGCGGCGCCGAGGGCGGCACGGTGAAGGGCCTCACGCAGCTGATGGTCGCGACGACCGTGCTCGGCTACGCGGCGATGGTCGCGAAGGACATGCTGAAGGGGCGCACGCCGCGCGACCCGAGGGACCCGAAGACGATCGCGGCCGCGATGGTGCAGGGCGGCGGCGCGGGCATCTACGGCGACTTCCTGTTCGGGCAGTACAGCCGGAGCGGCAACCGCGCGCTCGAGACGCTCGCCGGCCCCGTGCTCGGCACCGGCGCCGAAGTCGTGAACCTCTGGGCGAAGCTGCGGGCCGGCGATGCCGACGGCGGCGACGCCCTGCGCCTGGCGGTGAACAACACCCCGTTCGCGAACCTGTTCTACACGCGGATCGCCGCCGACTACCTGTTCCTCTACGACGTGCAGGAGGCCATCTCGCCGGGGACGCTGCGGCGCATGGAGCAGCGCATCGCGCGGGACAACGGGCAGACGTTCCTGTGGTCGCCATCGCAGGACCGCGCGACGCCGATCACTCGCTGACCGTTGCACACTCGGCTGCGGACGGCACCCTGCGCGCATGACCGTCCCCAGCACGCAGAGCCGAATCCAGTACGCGGGCGACGGCGCGACGTCGCAATTTGACTTCCCGTTCCCGTTCGTGAACCGGGAGGACGTCAAGGTCCTCCGACGGGCGGCTGACGGGACCGAATCGCCGCTGACGCTGGACACCACGTACACGGTCACCGTGCCCGGAGGCGGAACGGGCGGTCGCGTCACCACGGCCGAGGTGCTGCCGGCCGGCGCCACGCTGACGATCTACCGCGATCCGGAGCCGGTGCAGGAGACCGACTTTCGCGAGAACGACCGGTTCTTCGCGGAGACGCTGGAGAGCGCACTCGACTACCTGACCATGATCGCGCAGCGCAACCGCGAGCTCGGCGCGCGCAGCCTGCGGCTTCGCGAGTCCGACCCGGCGACCGGCGGCCAGTTCGACGCCCGCGCGAATCGCATCAGTTCGCTCGCGAGCGCGGTAGCGGACAGCGATGCCGTGACGCTCGCCCAGCTGAAGGCGTTCACCGCACAGCTGGGCAACCCCGGCTCGAACGTGCCGCCGAACCAGCTGCAGCAGATCACCGACGCAGTCGTCGCGAGCGCGCAGCTGACCGGTCTTTTCTCGCCGCTGAATGCGTCGGTCGGCAATCTAACGACGAGGATCACGGCGGCCGAAGGGCAGATCGTGGCGCTCTCGCAGATCGCCGGTGACCCGAACAACTTCCTGACGCTGATCAGCACGGAGACCGCGAACCGGATCGCCGGTGACGGTGCGCTCGCGTCCACGATTTCAAAGCTTGGTGCTCTGTCCGGCGACGGGCTGGCGTTCATCCTCAACGTCGACACCGCGAAGATCAGCGCGTCCGAATCGCTCGCGCAGCGCCTATCGGGGATCGCCGCGCGGCAGGATTCGGCCGACGCTGCAGTGCTCAGCGAAGCGTCGGCGCGTGCCACCGCAGACAGTGCCCTTTCGCAGTCGATCACGACGCTCCAGACGAACCTGAGCGGCCAGACGACCACGCTGCAGGTGCTGGCCTCGACCGTCGACGGGGTGCAGGCCAAGTACACCGTCAAGATCGACAACAATGGGTACGTCACCGGATACGGGCTGATCTCGTCGGCGAACAACGGCGTGCCGACGTCCCAGTTCACCGTGCTGGCCGACCGGTTCGCGGTGGTGCTGCCGGGGGCCACGCCGCAGGTGCCGTTCGTCGCCGGCAACATCAACGGGTCGCCAGGCGTCGGCATCAACGGTTCGCTCATCGTCGACGGCACGATCGTGGCGCGGCATTTGGCGGCCAACAGCATCTCGGCGTCCGCCATCCAGGTGGGCACGATCACCGCCGACCGGCTCGTGCTGAACGGCATCACGACCGATCGAATCGCGTCGAACGCGATCACGAACGCGAACGTCTCGCAGCTGCAGAACTTCACGAGCCTGCCGTACTGGGGCGGCGGCGCGTTCACCGCGATGCCCTACATTTGCGAGGTGTCGCTGACGACGACCGGCGGAAACGTGCTGCTGATCGGTACCGCGGACGTCGAAGTGCTCAGCAACCTGACCACGCAGCAGGCGTCGGCGGTGCTGCAACTCGTGAAGGTGTCCGGCACGCCGAACGGCTACGACGTGGCGCGCATGTCCGTTCTGTCGACCACGCAGATCGGGCACGCGAACTCGTACAACTCCGGGCGGATGTCGCTCGTCTGGATGGTCACCGGGCTGCCAGCCGGCACGCATACGTTCCGGCTCGGCGCGTACAAGGACTTCGACAGCGCGAGCCTGGTGTGCAGTACGAATTATCGGAGTCTGGTGGCGCAGGAGTTCAAGCGGTGACGACGACGGAGCTCCGCAAGGAGCAGGCCGCCCTGATCGTGCGGCTGTACGGCCTCGACCTCGAGGCGAAGGCGATCCGCGAGCGCCTCGATCGCGTCGCGCACCTGCTCGCGGGCGCGGACATCGGCCAGCGCGAGGCGGCCAGCGCGCAGGAGGCACAGAAGGAGGCCGGCGATGCGACCGCGTGACCCGCGCACGAGGAAGGGACTCCGGGAGGCGGCCGGTGCAATCGCGATGGCCGTGCTGCTGGGACTGGGGATCGCAGCCGTCGCCGCCCTGCTGACCGGCTGCGCGGGCGGTCAGGTGTTCGCGGCGTACAACCACCGGTCATCCATTCCCGACTTCTACGACCTGAACACCTCCGACACCGCCGCCGGCTGCGTCAGCGTGAATCTCTGCGCAACGTGCGGCGAGTACGTGCCTCGGATGGTCGGCTGCGTGCACTGGGAGGTCACCGATCGACCCGTGTACGGCCGCAATCCAATCGGCGAGCTCGCGGTCGAAATGCCGCTGAAGGTCTGGCAGTGACGGACGAGAAGCCCGCGTCCGCAGACGCCGCCGCCGACCACATCTCGTGGGCGACGATGCGGCAAATCGGCATCGCCGTGGCCGGCGCCGTGATCACGTCGTTCTTGACGACGACCTACGCCAACGCGATCTCGTCAGCGGAGGTCCGTCAGATCCAGGTCGAGCACACTCGACAGATCGCTGAACTGCAGCTCGAGCTTCAACGTCAACGCCAGACGAACGAGAGCCAGTCGGTCGCGATGGCGACGAGCCAGACGCAGATCCAGCAGGCCCTCGACCTGCTGAAGGACATGAACGCGAAGGTCGACGCGCTCTACCGCTCGGCGAACGGCCGGTGAGCGGGCCACGCTGATGCTGTTCCTGTCGGCGGGCCACGACCCCCGCGCACCGGGCGTCGTGTGGAAGGGCGTGCGCGAGCACGATCTCGCCGTCGAGTGGGTGCGCGAGCTGGCGCGCCTGATCCCCGCCGCCAAGGTCGTGCCCGTCACGACGCTCGGCGCGCGAATCCGGTGGATCAACGCCGACGCGCGGCCGGCGGACCTCGCCGTCGAGATCCACATGAACGGCGCCGCGAACCCGGCGGCGCGCGGATCCGAGGCGCTGTACAACCCGGGCTCGACGCGCGGCGAGCGCATCGCGGCGGGCCTGCAGGCTGCCCAGGCGGCGCACTTCGCGCCGTCGCGCGGCCACAAGGCCGGGACACTGCGCATGGAACTGAACGGCCCGCCGCTGGCGTTCCTCGACGACACGGTCTGCACGGCCGTGATTCTCGAACCGGAGTTCATCTTCCACCACGAGAGCATCCGCGACAGGCGCGACGCGTGCTGCGCCGACCTCGCGCGCGTGCTGAGGGCGTACGCATGACCGACGAGACCCCGATCACCTGGCGGGACTGGGCGCGGGGCGCTTGGCGCTCGCGCATGGTGTGGCTGAACACCATCGCCACCGTCGGCGCGGCCGCGCTGATCGAGCCGAACATCCGCGAGATCGTGCTCGAGCACGTCGGCCCGAACTGGCTCGCGAAGATCGCCGCGGCCGTCGCCGCGCTGAACATCTACCTGCGCGCGCGGACGTCCACGCCGCTGCCGCACCGGTGACGCCGTGCTCGGACCTGTCGCGAATGGCCTGACGTTCCTGAAGGCCTTCGCGGGCCCGCTCGCCGCGATCGCCGTCGTCGCGCTGCTGGTCGGCGCCGGCGTCGGTGCAGCGGCCGCCACGAAGTGGACCGAGTCCCGCGCACTGAAGGCCGAGAAGGCGCTGTCCGACTTCCGCGCCGAGCTCGCCACCGCCACGGCCGAGGCCGAGCGGAAGGCGGGAGAGCGACAGGCGCAGGCGGCTGCGGATCGGGCCGAGCACGACCGCACCGTGACCCGCGCCGTCGACAACATCCCCGCGCGCGTGGCCGCGATCATCGCCCCGCAGTTCGCCGCGATCCGGAGGGACCTCGATGACCCGCAGTGGAATTGCCTGCGCGTGCCTCTGCCTGGCACCACTCTTGAGCGGCTGTCCCGGCCCGGTGGCACCGCCGCGGATCGTTGAAGTCGAGGTGCCGGCCGACGTGCCGGAGGCGTGCCGTCGGCTGTGCGCCGTCACCCTCCCAGCGGGCTCCACGGCGCTCGACGTGATGGAGAAGCAGGCGGCCTGCATCCGGCAGTACGAGGAGCAGGTCGCGGCGTGCGCGCGAGGGCTGAAGTAGCCGTTTTCCTTGCCAGGACCTTGCCAGTTCCGAGCAGGGCGCGCGTAAGTTACTGATTCTGGTGGGCGCGACAGGGATCGAACCTGTGACCCCTTCCATGTCAAGGAAGTGCTCTACCGCTGAGCTACGCGCCCATCGAAGGGGACGCGAAGGATACTGGAGCGCCCGCCGGATCAGCAAGCGGTCAGGACAGCC